CAAGATCCAGGCGAGGCTGAGAAGGATCAGGCTGAGCAGCAGATGAAGGAGATCCCAGCATTGAAGGAAGGGCAACCTCTTAGGATCAAGCCAGGAGACAACCATCAGATACACGGAGCAATAGCGGCTAAGAACATTGTCAAGAGTGCAGCCTCTCCAAAGAATGAAGATCCAGCCGGTATGAATGCTCTGATGGATCACTATAAGCAGCACATGAAGGCATTGATGGAAGTTAATCCGCAGATGGCTAAGCAGATTGATGACCAGTTAAAGCAAGGTCTTACGCAAGTGCAGATGATGAAGCAGAGGCAGCAGAAGATGAAAGATGACATGCTTCTTGGCAGGCGTCCTCAGCAGATAGAGCAAGGCGCGGCTCCTCCGCTTCAGCAACCTAATGGGCAAGAGCAAATGGCTCCTCCTCAACCTATGGGACCGCAACCTACCGGGGCTATGTAATGTATGCTGCTTTTCTCGCTATAGCCATCACCTTGCAATGGGATGCAAATACTGAGCCTGATATTGATCACTACAATATTAAATGGGGCTTTGTGCAGGGGCAGGAGGATCACGTTGCCAGCACAGGTCTTTCTACACAAGCATTAATCATAGAACCCTGGTCAGTTGGTCAGTCAATTTATTTTGTAGTTACAGCAGTTAATGTAGTAGACATGGAGAGCGATCCCTCCAATGAAGTAAAATACACGGTCCCTCACGGGCGTCCTAAACCACCATTTAATCTTAATATTATAGACGTTACTAAATGAGCAAAGAGGTATTGCTATACATAAGCGGCGTGCCGGTGTATTGGATCAATGAGGATATGATTGAATACGTTGGGGAGATGACATGCTGCGCAGATGGTAGTCCTAGGGCTTATGGTCCTAACAATACAGGCTTAGATTACACTGGTAATGCAGGTTACCCAGGATGTTGGTGGGGTGTGGTAACAGATAAGAATGGCAATCCTATTGTGCAGAAGAAAGGCAATAAGCCAAAGCATCCTTATCCCGGCTTGTATGTATCATGCACTGCTTATGGGCATAGCGATTATCCGACAGATGATGTGAGGCATTGGGTAGATGCAGAAACGGTGGCATATAGCGTCATTCCATCCAGTGTAAGGATGAGCATACCGCCAAAGTTCTTAGGCTGCAGAGCAGAGATATACGATAAGAAGACTCACATGGTATTGGATTGCGTATGTGCAGAGGTAGGACCGAGCACGCACATGGGTGAGGCCAGCATGTTTGTATGCGAGCATTTTAAGTTCTCGTCAGATCCAAAGGATGGAGGATGCTCAGATAAGAAGAGGTTCAGGTATCGCTTTTGGCCTGGAGATCCAGCAGAGGGATGGAAGCTTATTTAATGAAGGACGAGGACTTCGCATTTATAAGAGGCATAGCATTGGCTTGTTTGAATGAGAGGTTTTACGAGAGAGTGAAGGGAACATTTGAGACATTTAATTCAGGAGGAATAGGTGCTAAGGAGGCAAGGGAGGATCTCGAGTTTATGCTACTGACGCATTACATCGATATTGAGATTGCCAAAGCAAAGCATCATAACTGTTAATGTATCAAGGTAGAAATCAGCTTATAAGCAGGCTCACTTGGCAGGTGGGAGGAGATAAGGAATTAGCACTACGCATCCTTAAGAAGAGAGGTCACATAGATGATGACGGTAATCTCACAGAAGCAGGTAAGGCTAGAGATGCCATGACAGCCAGGGAGAGGGAGAGGGATAGGGGAGATAAGCCAGGGGAATCCGATAGACAGCATTCGCAAACGGCAAGTGCAATTAGAAGGATGAAGATGTAATGCTCAGCTTATTTAAGAGTTTTGCATACTTTATGCGTTCATACCATTGGGCGTGGAGCAACCTTCCCACTTGGACAGATGAGGATTCAGGGCGGCTGAAGAGCTATCTGGAATCCCATAGCGGAAATCATCTTGCACTCCGCTTAAGAAATGCTTCAATTCAGCACAATGCAAAGGCAGTCGCCAAAGGTGATCGTTGGGATTGTGGCCTGGGATATGGCTACATGCTATGTATCACTGATCTGCAAAGACTTTCGGCTGCAAGCGAGCCGCAATCGCTTGAAATATCCGATGACTCAGTTAAAGAGGGAGCTAACGAGTTCATCGCCAGAATGGCTCCCTGATTAATGTAACAATGGCAGATTCGGATAAGCTATCTAAGGAAGATCTACGGGCATTAGCCAGAGAGTTAGACTCAACAGGCAATCGCGATGTAGTCGAGCCAGAGCCAAAGGCGTTAGAGGCACCCGAAGGTGATATGGACTCCACGCCGGAAGTCCACTTATCTCAAGAAGAAGCCGAGAAGGAATATCTAAAGCAGCATCCAGCAGAAGCTGAAAAGCTCAAGTTGGAAGATAAGACTGCCGAAAGTTCAGATACCATTGATGATGTAGAAGAGCCTAAGTCTAAAGAGCAAAAGGATAAGGATAGGCTAGATAAGAATTGGAAGCGCATGCAAGAGCGGGAAGCCGCAGCGCGAGCCTTAATGGATGAAGCTATCCAAGCAAAGGCTGAGCTAGCAAAGAAAGAGCGTGCCCAATTAGTCAAGACAAAGCCTGCAGATCTGATGGACGCAAGGGCAGAAAACCCAGATGGAAGTCAGGGATACTCTGTGAGGCAATATCAGGATGCAGCCAAGGCATTGAGGGAAGAAGGCAATATCGAATTGGCATTGGAGGCAGAGGGGAAGGCTAGGGATACATACACAAATGCATTCAAGAAGATATGGCTAGCCAATCTTGAGACGCTCGCGGAGGAAGAGCCAGACCTTACGGACAGCAAGAAGCCGATAAGCATAAAGTGCAATCAGATACTAGATGCTATGCCGTTTCTTAAGACTTTACCTGATGGATGTAAGTATGCGTATCGAATAGCGCAAGGCGATTCCAGCAAATCAATGATATCTGAACTTAAGGCAGAGAACCAGAAACTAAAAAAAGAAGTGGAGAAGCTTAATTACTCTACACGTCTTACGGGTTCCGGTCCTGCACATTATTCAGGTGGCGATAAGGAGTTTGATAGCATGAGCAAGAAAGATCAAAAAGCTCATCTCAGACATATGGCGCATCAGGCAGATATGGGACGTTAGATTGTAGAGCTATAGCTTGTCTTCTTCATGGAGATAAGAAATGGCTACAAATACTACTACAACTCTGGTAGATCAATACCGGAGGCATTATGACACTGAGCTTCTAGAAAAGGGTCAGTGGGAGCTTAGGCTCAATCAATTCGGTGCTAAAAGGCCTTTGCCTAGGGGTCTTGGTGCAAAAACAATCAGGTTCTTTAGGCGCATGATGGCTAATTCAGCTAACGTGCAGAACATCGTTGAAGGTGTGGTGATCAATGTCTTCACGGACTATGTGTATGAGAAGGTCGATGTCGATCTCTTGCAGATTGGCGAGGCAATGAGATACACGGACGTTGCGGGATGGACAGCATTATTGGATATCTTGGACGATGGGATCATGTATCTAGGTGAGAACTTAGCTCTCAAGGCAGACGATATGACCTGGGGAGTTATTTGCCATCCTACTACAGGTCTTACCAAGAGGTATACCGGCGCAACCCAGACATTCGCTGGCGTTGATGCACTAACTGGCATCACTGGAAAATACGTGACGACAGATGGGCTAAGTGCAGTCACAAGGCTTAAGATCAATAAGGCTCCTAGGAAGAATGGCTTCTATGTGGGCATCGTTGGTCCGCAAGTGGCGCATGACATTCAGCAGGACACTCGTTGGCTTAACGTGCATACCTATTCGGCCAATACAGAGCTATTCAATGGTGAGATTGGCAAGCTCGACGGCATACGTTACGTGGAAACTAATAACGTGTGGTCAGAGGCGAATACCGAGGGAACAAGGGACATCACAGCATCAGCAGATGTGTATGCTTCAGTCTTTACTGGCACCGATGCTTACGGTGTGGTGGAGCTAAGTGGCAAAGGCCCGAATAGCCCAAAGATCGAGGTCATTGACAAGGCAGATAAGAGTGATCCGCTCAATCAGTTGCTCATATGCGGCTGGAGTGCGTATTACAATAGTGCCGTGTTGAATCCTCAATTCGGTGTGGTTCATAGGTCTAAATCGTCATTTGTCTAATAGCGGCAGGCAAAGGCAGGTCGATGTGTCTGGTCACATGTCGGCCTGTTCCTGCTTAGAAAGGAATATATGGCAACAACCAAAGAACCAATACCTATTACGCCAGAGCAATTAGATACCATGATTGCTATAACCAAAGATGCAAAGTATCGACTAGCGGCTAATGGCATGCCAGAGCTAGATGAGGACTTGCAGGAGATGATTGAACTTATGGAAAACGCATCCAGAAAGCCGCCGGGAGAGGTGATACCGGAGAGGATAAGTGAAGATCCGGTTAAGCCTATCGTTGATCCGGCAAGACCTCCAGAGGGTAAGGTGATTCCAAAAGATGCTACCCTTGGAGATCTTGAGTCAGGTAAAGTTAAATTAGAAGATCGCGAGAAGAAGAAGCCTATAGTAGATGACAAGGAGCATAAGCAGGCTACAGTTAAGGAGCTTGAGGCAGAGAAAAAGGATAGGCGCGAGGAGTATGCTTCGCATCAGAAACCAAAGCACGAAGAGCATAAACATCACAAATAATGCCTCTATACGAATATAGTGATCCTGAAACAGGGATTACCGTTGAGCTTACGCGTAGGGTTGAGGATCGTAATCGGCCTATTGTCCTAAGGCGCATGAAGAGTGTTCCTGACAGGGTATGTCTATTCGGACTTGGTCCTACGCAAGAGCAACAATTTAATGCCGATATCTTAAATGGATGGTATCGGAATGAGGAGAAAGCTGGAAGTAGGCTGCTTACAGGGGAGTTTACTAAGGATCAAATAAAGAAAGCTTGGAGTGAGTGATGAGGTTAACGTGCCGACATTAGTGGAATCCACTGAAAGTAAAGAGTGGCAGAAAGTGCATCTATACAATCAGGAGAGGATGCTTAACCAGGGAGAGGAAATTAACGAATCACTGAAAGGTTTGCTGGAGACTCAAAAGCATATGGCAGAGTTTGCCGCCCAATTGCATGAGAATATGAACGTGCTGGACGAGACGCTAAGAGAGTCGAGCAAGACCATGAGCGGATTCGTGACGCAAGTGGTAAAGGTTCCAATTGTCATTGTGCTTATCGGCATGGCAAGTTGGGCATTCTATATTGGAAGGTTAAGCGAGAAGGGTTGGATATTGATTCTAGCAGTGGCAGCATTCCCATATCTAGGTGATGGGATAATAGCAATTTTCAAGATTATTAGAGGAGGAAATCCCAATGGGAACAGACATTAGTCCCGGCACAACATTAGTCGATGGCACGCTAGTTCACGATGCTGATCTTAATGCGTTGGTTGGTAATGCCACGATATTGCCTACAGCGATAAGCGCAAAGACACTTAAGTCCGACATGAGCTTAGGTGACGAGTTGCTTATTAATGATGCAGGCACCCTTAAGAAGGTAACAGGACAACAGATAGTTCAGATTGCTGTAGTGCCGCCAGGATGCATGATGGACTATGCAGGAGCAACGGAACCATTAGGATGGATCTTCGCTTGGGGTCAGGCTATTAGCAGAACGACTTATGCACCGTTATTTGCAGCCATAGGAGTGGTATACGGGGCAGGTGATGGTAGTACTACGTTTAACGTCCCAGACTGCAGAGGTCGTGTTAGTGCCGGAGATGATAACATGGGAGGCACAGATGCGGGGAGGCTAACAACCGCAGGTAGTGGGCTTGACGGTAAGACGGTAGGTGCAGTTGGCGGATCGCAATCTATAACACTAACTGCAGCTCAGATGCCAGCGCACACGCACGTAGCGCCAGATCACTTGCATACTGGAGTTACAGACCATACGCACGGCGTCCCAAATCACCAGCACGTAATTTCTAATGTTACACAGGTTCAGTTTACCGGTAATGTTAAGGGTGGAACAGGGACATTTAGCTTCTTTCAGACTAGTCTTACCACAGATCCCACTGGTGCATGTCAGACAGGCGGATCGGACAGGGCTTTATCTACAGGGGCAGCAGATAGGGTTTTAACTACCACTTCAGCAGGAGGCGGAACAGGTATCACTAATTGTCAGCCCACAATCATTCTAAATAAGATTATCAAGACATGACATTAGGAGAATACGTAGACCTGATTTGCTCTAAGTGCAGGCGCACCGATGAGTCTACTAGGAAGGAGGCTAAGACATACCTTCGCAATAAGTATCGCACAATCTATGAATCAAAGCCCTGGCGAGATGTGTCTGGCGTGATAGGGGTAAGCGTCCCAGCATCACAGATCGTCATCCTGCCGCGCATCATAGATCGTGTTGTTTCATGCCGGTGGAGTGATCAATTCAGCCTTCAGAACATGTCTCTATATGATGTGTTGGAGCTTAATCCGCATAAGTTTGAGGAGGTAGGTGATCCATTATCCTTCTCTATCATCTCTCCATCAGGGGTTGCGGTTCCTCCATTGGGGCAGAAGATACGTGCTACCACAAGCGGATCTACTCCAGACTTCAAAATGTCACTTCATGGATCATATAACGGAGATAAGGTAAGTGAGATAATTAACATGACAGGTAATGCAACTGTGCAGTCTGCCTATAGCTAT